GTTCACATTGAACTCTGATGATTTCGATTGGATTATGCGAACAGCTGCTGTTCTTTCTTCACCACATGTTGCTGTCGAATCTGATGGTGAAAAAGTGTGCGTTACAACTTTTGATTTGCAAAATGATTCTGCACACACAAATTCTATTGAAATTGCAGAAGGTACTGGCAATAAGTATAAGATGATCTTTAGAACTGAGAATCTTAAAATTATTTCTGGTTCTTATGACGTTTCTATTTCTTCAAAAGGAATCTCACATTTCAAAAACAAGAATAGAAACATTCAATATTGGATTACAACCGAAACTGGTTCCAAATTTGAAAAAGCAAACTAATTAATACTTGGTTTTTATTATGATTTATGTGAAAGGTAGTTATGGAACAAGTATTGTGGACCGAAAAGTATCGTCCGAACACGGTCGAGGATTGTATTCTCCCCGACCGTTTAAAAAAACCATTTCAAGAATACGTCAATCAGAAAACTATTCCGAACCTACTGTTGAGTGGTGGGGCAGGAGTAGGCAAAACAACCGTAGCCAAAGCGATGTGCAAAGAGATCGGCTGCGACTACATGATAATCAATGGTTCTGATGAATCGGGTATCGACACATTTAGAACAAAGATAAAACACTATGCCTCAGCAATGTCTTTTGCTGGCGGCAGAAAAGTTATTATCATTGATGAAGCCGATTATCTAAACCCAAACTCAACTCAACCAGCATTGCGAAATGCTATTGAAGAGTTTGCTGGTAACTGTTCTTTTATTTTCACTTGTAATTATAAAACTCGTATCATAGAACCATTACACAGTCGTTGTGCTGTGATTGATTTTGGTTTGAAGAATGGTGAGAAGGTGAAACTCGCTTCTCTCTTTCATAAGAGAATTGAGTCAATTTTGCAAAGTGAAAAAATTGACTTCGACAAGTCAGTTGTTGCTGAACTAATCAAAAAACATTTTCCAGATTTTCGTCGTGTTATAAACGAACTGCAAAGATATTCTCAGTTCGGTAAAATCGATACTGGTATTCTTGCACAGATTGGTGACGTTTCAACTAAAGAGTTGGTAAAACATATATCATCCAAAGATTTCGGTGCGATTCGTAAATGGGTTGCGACTACAGAGATTGATGGTAATACATTGTTCAGAAAAATCTATGATGCAATGTATGATGTATTGAAACCTACATCGATACCTAAAGCAGTTTTGATTCTGGCTGACTATCAATATAAACAAGCATTTGTTGCAGACCAAGAAATCAATATGGTCGCTTGTTTAACAGAATTGATGGTCGAATGTGAGTTTGTATGAATGGAGAAACAAATGCTATTTTCAAATGGATACATGATGACTTTAAGTCCTATCCTGCTCGCTTTGCTGCCGAGCTTATTGCTTGGGCTATTAGCATCGGGTGTAGTCTTACTATGGCACTTACCGTTCCGAATCCTCCCCTTCTGGTTTTATATCCTTTTTGGATTACTGGCTGTGTTATCTATTCTTGGGCTGCTTATAGCAGGAGATCGTTTGGAATGCTTGCTAACTATTTGTTGATTGTTACAATAGATACTATTGGTTTAATACGGATGTTATAATGGAAGATACTGATTTTACGTCATTCTCAAATAGACTTAGAAGAATCGGAAGAAAGTTTAAATACAAAAGAAAACGTGCTGATAGAAAACAAGGTGAAAGAAAACACATGGACAGAAATTTTAGTGATGGTCTAAATTGCATTGATGATGATATTACAACTCTTGCTGGTGTAGAAGATCGTTCAGAATTCTTTTTGAGTGGTGTATCGTTAAACGACCATTACATTTCTAAAATTGTGAATGAGAGAACTCGTCTAAAGAAAAGTACTATTACATTCAGAGAATCATTTATTTCTGACCATAAATCTTGGACAAAATTTTCTAGAGAAACATATAAAGATTTACAAATCATTGAATTTAGTTCTGATGCTGGAATGATTATCGACAATTCGAGTGTATGTTTCATTGATTATTCTGTCAACTCAAACGCTGTAGATGTTAAAGTTTATGGTGATAAAGAATTTGTGGAGTTTCATCATAAACTTTTGCGTAAGAATTTTAATACTTCTAAATCTAATATAGAATGGATGTATTCTGGTGATGGAAGTTCAGTGAGTATTCCATTATCATCAGAGAAATTACCAGTAACAGAAATGTATCCTTTTCTAAAAGATGAAACTGTGGAAGAATATTATGATAGATATATGAATTCTTCTGCTTCAATTTTGCTTTTGATTGGACCACCAGGTACTGGCAAAACAACTTTCATTAGAGGTCTGTTACATTATACGGGTAAAAATGCACTTGTTACTTACGATGAAAAACTTCTAGAAAAAGATTATGTATTTGCTAGATTTCTGGAAGATGACGCTAACTTTATGATTATTGAAGATGCTGACAACTTTATCATCTCACGAAAAGAAGGTAATACGATGATGCATCGATTCTTGAATGTCGGTGACGGTCTTGTTGGCGTAAAAGGTAAAAAATTAATTTTCTCTACGAATCTACCTTCTATCGATGATATTGATTCGGCTTTGATTCGTCCTGGTCGTTGCTTTGATATTCTTCATTTCGATAACTACTCTGAAGAGCAGGCTAAGAATATTTCTAAAAAACTTAACATTGAATTGGTTAAGAAAGATAATGGAACTTATTCTTTGGCGGAAGTATTTCATAATGAAATTAAAGCACCAAAGAATACGAAAAAGATGGGTTTTTATTGATGAGTCCGTTTGATTATGTTAATCAGATTCTACAGGGTAAAAAGAATCTGATTGTGGATGAAATTACTGAGAAAGACTATTCTCCTTTCCTGACAAACCGCAGTCTGTCCTCCCATATGGACTGTCGTATGTTTGCAAACGAGATGAACACCCGCCATTTTGTTGACAAAAAGCTTCAAAATGATTTTTTACTAAATACCGTACGGTCAAGAAAAAGACCGTTTGCGAAGTGGGCTAAGTCTGAAAAAAGTGAAGATATAGAATGTATTAAACATTACTTCAATGTCTCCGATTCTAAGGCTTTAGAAATCTCTCGTCTACTAAGCAAAGAACAAATCCAAGTCCTAAAACAAAAAATAGAAACCGGTGGATTGAGGAAATGAAATGGTAGATATTAATAAATTCGTAGAAGTTCAATTGGTAGAACAAGATGATTTTCTAAAAGTCAGAGAAACCTTAACAAGAATCGGAGTATCGTCAAGAAAAGAAAGAATACTTTATCAGTCGTGCCATATACTACACAAACAAGGTAAGTATTATATTGTACACTTTAAAGAATTATTTGCACTTGATGGCAAGCCTTCAAATATTACAGAGAATGATATACAAAGACGTAACGCTATCGCCAACCTTTTAGAAGAATTGGGATTAGTAAAAATTATGAACAAGAAAGTTATGGAAGATAACTTGGCACCAATACATCAAATTAAAATTATTTCCTTTAAGGAAAAAGATGATTGGGAATTAATACCAAAATACAATATAGGTAAAAAAGAAAAGATTTAAGAAAAATTCTTGACTTAATATAAATATTGTTGTATAATTTTGTAAAACATTATGGTGTCATCATGAAAGAAAAAAAGATTCGATTGGTAAATAAATATACAAAAGAGATTGTATATACAAGGGATTATGATAATGTAGTTAAAGAAGGTGTGAACGAATTCATACAAGTCTTTAACGAAAGTAATCCCCAAAGAACTTATCTTGTCAATAGAGAAGCATTTACTATTGACAAGAATAAGTCGTGATGCCTTCGGGGTCACGAAATTTTAACTTTCTTTATTAAGGAGAAAAAGTATGACACGTATTTCATTTGGACCTTTGTTCCATCAAACTCTTGGCTTTGAAAATTTTATTCGTGATGTTGAAAAACTTCTAGACACAGAAGTTAAGCCAACAACATTTCCACCACATAACATCATCAAAGTAGATGACAATCGTTATATTGTGGAACTTGCTGTTGCTGGTTTTTCAAAAGATGAAATTGAAATTACAAGGCAAGATGGTTCATTAAAGATTATTGGTAACAAAAATCATGAAGATATGGGACAAGCACAATATCTATATCATGGAATCGCTGCACGTTCTTTCACAAAAACAATTACGATTGCTGATACTGTAGAAGTTCACAGTTCAGAATTCAAAGATGGTGTTCTGCGTATTGGTCTTATTAATATTATTCCAGAAAGTAAGAAACCAAAACGTATTGAAATTGGTAATGAATTGAAGTTCTTTGAACCACAATTGTTGCAAGAAGAAGTTTCTACAAAATCTAAAAAAGCAGCTTAATTTATGGGGGCTCTGCCCCCATTCATGGAGAAAATAATATATGATGAAAAAAGATCATAACTTTCGTTTGCCGAAAGAAGTCAAACGTATTTTGTCCTCTAGTACACGGACAAATTCATACGAATATAAAAACTTGATGATTGATGCAATCATCACAGGATCAAGAGAAGCTCCCAAGGAAAAGAAAAAGAATAGAAATAAGTCAGTAGTTGAAATTCCATCCGAAGAATGAA